CTCAAGGCTAAATTATCAATAGCCATTCTCGCATGACCATTCATAATTTGCTGTGAATCATCCATGTTCTCTGCTATTCCAATACCAAAGAAGTTATATGGGTTCTTTTCGTATGGAAAAGCGTTGTATGGTAATCTGTATGGAGTAAATGGATTAACAACTGCTCTAAGTAATTGATGTCCACACACCCAAGCATTCACTTGAACTTCATCTAAGTCATCTACTGTTTCAGGTAATTCTAAACCAACATCACGTGCATACTCTGCATCCATGATTCCCCAGTATTCTAAAACTTCAAAGTTAATTCCTACTTCTTCATCTGACCTTGAATCATCTTTAAGACGAGATTCAAAGTCTTGTTCTGTATAGTTAGCTCCCATTTGGATACAAATTCTAATAGCATCCTCATTAAAATAAGGCATGTTACGAAGTTGTCTAAGCTGTGATTTGTTCATCTTATGACGATGAATTACAAACTCACACTCATCTATATTAGTAGCACCGGGGTCAGGATAAAAATCCCAACAACTTACAAACTCAATTCTAGGTACTCTGACTTCAAACGGATTAAAATTTCTTTCTCCATCTTCACCAGCTTCCCACTTATTTAATTTTTTATTAAAGTTGAAGGGTCCTTTTAAAATACCTGTACCTAAAAGTGCTCCCTCTAATAAAGCATTTCTTATTTCAGAAGAGCCGTTAGATTCTTCAATTTGATCGTGGATAAGTTTTTCCATTCTTCTTGCAGCTTTTTGAGCTGGAGAAACTTCTGGAATTTGTGGGTTTGGACTATATCCTTCTACTAATCTATCTTCGGCTTGGTCTTCAATCGTATCAGTAAATATACCTTTTTGAAATGTAGCACCCGGTTTAAGAACTTTACCATCGCCTTCGTAACCCACATCAAATGGACTAGGTTCTTCTACTCGATTACCAATATCATCTGGTAATGGAGTATCTACTCCTAACTGTCCTTGATCTACATGAGCAACGTTAAGTTCACCTTCAGATATTTTAGTTTCAGCAATTCCTATTGGAAATTTACCTGTACCAAAGATAACATCTACAAGCTGACCAAAGGCTGCAAGTACTTTTGTTTTTGTAATCTTTACAAATACTCTAGACTTTTCAGACTCTCTAAACTTAACAGACTTATTATAAAGTCCTCTATAGTTTTCGTATGCTTTTAACCAACGAAACTCATCTGTCTTTCTAGAATCTTTAGCTTGTTGAAATCTGTTTTTTATAATCCCAACAAGATTAGTTTGTTGGTCAAACTCTAGGTCAAGACTTTTACCTGCTTCACCTTCTACTTCTTCGTAGATATTGTCAGCATTTAAAAATGTATTTTCGTTTTCTGCCATAGCTATTAATACTCTACACCGAGTACTAATTCTATATCGCCAACTGAAAAATCCGGAGTTACATCTGTACCAGCAACAAAAGCAAAAGTATAGACACTTGTACTACCGGCTGCTGCTTGAAGCAGAACAGGAAACCTTGATTTCCATTGATCAGTTGTTGAATATGTTTCACTTTGTCTGTCAAAATTATGAATTCTACCGTTACCATAATTATAATTATCTGCTGAACTGTCAAGTGTTAATCTTCCTAAAACTTTAGCAGTAGCCCAATCAGAATCAGAGACACTTCTTGCAGAATTTACAGTACCCATAGATTGATTAACGGTACAGAAAAATAATTCCATATCAAAAAGTGAATTAGATTTAGAGGAAACCATAGCAGATACTAATTTAGAGCATTCTCCGGGTTTTCCAACAGCTAAAGGTACTTCTGTTGTATCGAATAATATATCGTTGTTTGCATAGGTAACTCCTGTAATAGTTGGTGTTACTCTAATAACTCTTCTTGCAGTTTGGTTCATCATAATTTTTTCCTATATATTTTAATATCCAAATGTAGTATCAGAAGGTTGGTAGATTTCTCTTTTTAAACCTCTAAGCCTATCGAATGTACTTACCATTCGTGGTCTACTCATTATCATATAACGCAAGGCATCATATGCGTGATCCGAAGCGTGTGTATCTACATCTTCTGGATTAGTTTTAGAAAGAGGTATACTTTGTAATTCTCTTATTAAGTTAGGACATGTATTAAATATCTGTAACTTAGGTCTACCACTTTCTCTAACCTTTAAGAACTCATGTATCTGTACTTTACCTTGAACTCTATTCTTATCGGCACGTCTTAATTTATGACCTGCTTTAATTAAAGCTTCACCAACAGTAGGTCCAGTTGTGCCTGTTTTAGCCCATGCTGAAGTATCTAATACACCTGCAACCGAAAACGGATCTGCAAGTTCCATATCTCCTATTATAATACCTAATTGCTCACCTGTCAAGCCTTTTTTGTATAATTCTCTATAAATTATTAATGTGCCATCATTAATATCAACAATTCCCCATAGACAACAGCTTTCTGAAGCATATCCATAGTCAATTCCTTTTAACCTTTCCCATGCAATAGGAAGTTCAAAGGGTGTAATAACATGAACATCAGGGTCAAATTCTACAAATGCTGCACCTTCAGCAACATCCCAATTACCTTCAAGTAGCTGTCTGCGTTGAATAGGCGGTAATGACATAAGCATTTGCTCATACATACCATCTTTTGCAAGATAAGGGTTGTCTGCTAATTTAGCTGGAATAAACTTTCTACTTAATCCATCGTGTCCTAAAAAACTTGTATTATGTTCTGCTGGTTCTATATATCTTTTTTTAACCCAATGTGAACCAACACCACCGGGGTTAGCAGTACAGCGAAGATAAGTTTGTATTTTTGGGTCGGTTGTTCTTAAACGTGAAGCAAGATAGTTCCAAGAAAATTCTGTAGGTAGATGAGTAATCTCATCAAAGCCTATCCAACTATATGCTTGTCCTTGATAACGATATACATCTGCGTCTCTTTCAAGGAATCCAAATTCTATCTTTGCACCAGATGGAAAGTTCCAAAGTTTTTCAACTTCTCTGAACCTAGCACCGGGGAAAGCTTGTGGATAAAGCTCTCTGCTTTTATCTATCATCTCACGTAACTCTGGCATAGAACGTCTTAAGATTAAAGCACGATGGGCTTTCTTATGACAATATCGTAGTGGATCAACAATCATAGCGAATGATTTACCACCACCTGCAGCACCACCATAGAGTACGTCTTTTTCCCCGGCAGCTAAGAAATCTGTTTGAGGACCTTCGTTAGCGTGAAATAAAACTTTAGCATCTTTTAATTCTTCTTGAATTAATTTTGTTGTTTGTTTAACCTGATTATCAGTAACAATCTTTGATGAAGTTTTTTCAGTAGCCTTTTTTAAAACTTCTCGTTCATCTTTAAGTTTTTGTTCTTGTTTTAATAAACGATGTTTAGTTTGTTGAAGCTCTTTGCTTTTTTGTTTAAGTTTGTTTTTTCTTTTTTGGGATAAGGATGGGCCACCATCTACATAATATTTTAAAGCAACATGACTTAATTTACGTCCTGTTTCTTGTTCTAGTAATTGAGAAGCCTCCCTTAAAGAAAAATGTTTATCTTTAACAGCATTAATATATTTCTTTAAAGTGCTTAATTCTTTATCAATAGGTTTTAAATAACCTTCAAGCTCACTAATTTCATAACCAAAAGGAATTACTTTAGCTTTCTTTTTTATATAATTTTTTGGTATCTCCATTACGTCCTTTTAATAATTTAATAAAGACATCCCAACGATAAAGTTTTTTAGTAACATCGTCATAATACCAGCCTTTATATATTTTATTTTTTAAAATATCCACGCTAAAATTAATCCAACTAGGACACCTTCAGCAAAACAAGCCCACCACATTTGATAATCTGTTAGTGCAAAATGTTCTTGAAATTCTACAATTAATTTTTCGTGTTTTTCTTTTAACCAATAGCTCATATCTAATACCTCTTATTATTTTATATAGAACAGGGCTTCCCAAATAGATAATGGAAAGTTTCTATTCGGGAAGTCTCTTACGTCTACTTGGTTTAAGATTACTCTTTAACCTCGTGACTTTTAGACTCCTTCTTTTTTTTGCCAAATATTCTATCCCAGTTATCTCTGTAGTCTTGAGTATAGAAGCCAGGTCTGGGATTAGCACCCTTGCTTCCGTGTGAATTTTTATAGATAGGTGATTTAAACGTAACGGGTTTCTCTTCGCTGCCTATTACTTTACCTTTGCTCATTATCTTTTAATGTATTGTTCTATTTTTTGGAAAAGGGATAATATTATCTTTATATTTAGTTTTAGTTCCTTGTTCTATAGGTTGGTTTAGAACATAAAGACTCTCAAGTTCACCCACTACTTCTAGACCATTTTCAAATGCAGCTAGTTTAGCTGTGCGTAAATCTTCAGCAACAATATTAGGACCAGAATAAATATTATTGTTAGATATAAATTCAGTTAAAAATATTTTCATTTTTTCTTTCTTATTTTACTAAGTTTAGCAAGGCGTAGAACGTTTTGTATTCTACCAAATTTCATAAATTTATGCAGTTTATATGGATAGGTTTTACAAAACAACAACAACTCATTTAGAAATGTTTTCATATTCGCCTTCGGTAACATTAATAATTTGTTTTTCAGGCAATATAAATATTCCTCCAGAAACATTATGATCTACTTGCATACGTTCTTTTTTACCTAAACCAACTCTATCAAGAATGGTTTGAGCTGCTTGTAGTTTAACATTTGCTTGAGGTAGTCCAACATTACTTTTCATAACTTCAATGAGCTTAAAAGCTGCTGAAGGAGCTTCCCTTGCAAGTACATTCGAGGCTAACTCAACTATTTCTTCTCTAAGACTTTGTATAACTTGGTAGTGGTTTCCTGAGTATCCTGCAAGTTCTGCTGAAAGTTTTAAATCTCCTTTGGTTTCAATAATATTGTCCAAAAAAGACTGCTGTTTTCCAGTTAATTTCCGTTCTATTGGTAAATTGCTCATACTCTTATTATAGTAATTTAAAAGAGTTTGTCAAGGTTTTAATAAAAACTTTAATAAAATTAAGCAATACCCTTGACAAATCGCTAATTTAACTGTACAATACTATTGAGTCCCCAGGGTTGAATAGTATCCAACAAACCCCAACAAATCCTACCAAATTATCCTTCCTTTATGTAGCTATTTAGTTACACAAGCCCGATCTAACCTTGTTTAACACTTGAAAGTGGCTTAAAATGTTTGATCACTAGCATGTATATACCGGGGACTAGGTGGTCTTCTGCCTATCCCTTTATCAAGACTTTTATTATCAAAGACTTTGTAGCAAAAAACATTATTTTATAGACTTCATAAATTTTAAAAATCTATTAAGTGTCTAAAATCCAAACCTATCTAAAAAAATTTATGAAGTATTAAAAAATCTATGAAGTCTTTAACAAATAAAACCAAAAATTACTGAGCTGAAATATTATTTAATAGACTTAACAAACTTTATAAAAACTAACTAGAAATCAAATGTATGCATGGTCTTATAAGAAATGTTTGTTAAGAACTGAACTAAATATGAATATATCTCTAGGAACTCTTGAGAACTTGTTAGAGAGCTTGTAATTATTTATAGGTGGTGAAGTATCAGTTTAAAAATCTATGCCTTAAATAAAGCCTAATATATTCAAGGCAAAAAAAAGGGACTACTTAAAGTCCCTTAATTTTAAAGTCTCTTAATTGTTTAAAATAAACATTTCTTTTTAATCAATCCCCTTTCAATAAGCTCACCCCTACAAATCCTCTCCATTTCTCTAACAAGATGTTCTTCAGCTAAATAATCATAAAAGTCTAAATCCAAAACATGTTCTGCTAATGCTTTCAATTTAGCTTGATTTATATTTTCTTCGAAATACCAAGCGCCAAATTTTCTTGGATATTTTTTGCCGTCAATTTTGATTTTACAAGCTCTAAAATTACCCTCAACATCTTTAGCTATTCTGTGAATTTTTATGTGCATTTTTTTATCTCCTAATAAATTTAAAACCCTAATGTAACAAAAAAAAGGGACTAGTCAAAGTCCCTTTAAAATTAATTAATTTTTAACCTAAAGAACCCCATTCAGTTTTAGGATATATAAAAATATAATCCTTAAATTCTTTATAGTTTTTCTCTATGTAATATAAATATTCCATAGCATCATTGGAACTCATAAAAGCTGTTTGAATTACTCTTTTATGATTTTTAGAAAAAGGTTCCTTAAAAGGATTTAAAATATATTCCTCTATAAAAAAACCTTTCACTGTTGCCTTGATATGAATACATTTTTTATTCATTTCTTCGCTTGGTATGATTTCAGAATTTAATCTATTACTCATAATTAAAATACCTCTACTATATAAAAAGCATACCCCACAAGAATTACTCTAATGGGGATGCTTATGATTAACCAATATTTAAAAAGGAAATTTTCCAATTTAAACCCTCTTTTTAGAATTAGAATTTAACTTATTTTCTAATTCTGCAATTTTACTTTCTAAATCTTTTTTTGTTGGAGATTTAGAAGTCTCAAGAGCTGTTAAAAGTGCTTTTGGTATTCTTGATACTGATAGATATTTTTCCACAGTTTCAAAGTTTCCAATAGGTGTTGCTAATTGTTTGTCTTTATCATAAGCGATAAATTGAGAGTTTAAATATCTCATTATTCTCGAATATAATCTTGCACATTCTTTCGAAGGTGAAGAGGGACTATTAGAACATTCATTCGCTAAATGATAAGACGCTTTTCTAATAAGCGTATAAGCCTTATTAGTATCGTCTTTATTTAACACTTTTTTTATTTTAAATGTTGTTTTCATTTTTAAGTTTTCCTAGACTTGCGTCTTAATGCCTATTTTTTGGATAGGTTTCTCAATTATGCCTATCTCATAATTTTTTGCAACTTCATCATAAAAACATTAATTTTTTTGTTTCAACTTTTTAAATTCGGTAGACCTTAAAACTGGTTTTTAATAATCAATGAAAGGAAAATGCTTAAAATTAATTTAATGCTGCCAATGAAACGATAGTGCTTAAAATAGATATAAAGAGATGAATGAAACGATAGTGCTTAAAATTAATTTAAACCTAGAATTTAAAGGGAAGTGCTTAAAATTAATTTAATGCTGCCAATGAAACGATAGTGCATAAAACAGGCCCGAAACTATTAAAGAAAGGGAAATGCTTTAAACCTGGCGACACATTTATTTTGAATGTGAGGAAAATGCTCGTCAACCCTTACTGCTATGGGCTTTTTTGGAAACACTTGCATAATTTTTTTTTGTCGTGCTATACTGTTTGCCAAGCTACCCAAGGAGAACTTATGAATAAACTTGAAATAAAATATTGTTATAAACATAAATGGAGATATAATCTTTTCGGTTGTATTATTTTTAAAACTGAAAGCATAGCAATTAAAAAGGTTAATGACTTTGAAAAATTCATTAAAATCTGTGAAGAATATAATACAGATATTGATAATGATATTTTCATTAGAGAGATTAAAAATCTTTCATTAGATATACCAATATCTAAAGTTTTAAATTTAAAACTAATACCTAAAGATTTAACAAGAGTTGAATTAAGATCTAGAGATTTAAAACCTTTAGGAAATAATCCGTTTAATTGTGATTACTTAATACCTATGGAAAACTTATGACTAATTTAAAAAGAGTAGTTATATCATCTACTATAAAGAATGATAAGATTATTAAGCAGCAAGTGGTTTATAAAGGTAATGGACATTCTAGAACTAAACACGAAAGAGTTAAAGTTCATGCAGATAATACTTTAAGTATTATTGATAGGCCAAAACCTAAATCTAAAACTGCCAAATCTATTTAATGGACTTGACAGACTTCTGCATAATTTGGTAAACTTTGCAGACTAGGGAACTTTGCCAAAAACTAAACAATTTTAAATAATATTTTATTATTATCTTTTAGTTTTCCTTTGTTTAGTTTTATAAAGTTCTATTAGATTAAACATTAAAGCGTAAGTCGCCAATGAAAGACATAATGAAATATTTTTGTTATGAAACTACAAGTCGCCATAAAACGAACTTTAAGTTTAATCAATGGTTTACTAGTTCCATTTAAAAACTAGTATATTAATGGTTAGCTGAAAACTTCCTAGCTAATTTTAAGAAGGTGGAAGCGTTTAGTGGTTTACTTCAGATAACAAACTACTCTAGGTAATATATATCCTAGAACAAAAAGTATATAACAGAATGGTTTGCTAGTTCCATTTAAAAACTAGCAGCAAGTTTAAACAGTCATAGCTTAAAAGAGATAAGCATTATAAGTCTTATAAATAAACTGCTATGTCAAGGGACTATTCGAGAAAGACCACAAAGTAATAATTTAAAATAATGTGCATCAAACTCGCCCGACTTAAAGATACGCTTAAGATATCTTTTTGAAATTCCCACTTGCTAGTTGATGGGTACAAATTAACTAGCACCGATTTATTAACGCTAACTATACTAACAGGAGGTATAACATGGCACAGATGAGAATAAAAGACCAAGATTTAGTCTTGGCACAAGTAAGAGAGAAGATTGAGAGTAAAGGATTAGAAGAATTTGAAAATCGTAAAGATGTTCAAGCACTTGCAAAAACTCTTGATAGTACAATAGTTGAAGTTGAAGACCTTGTTCAACAAGTAGAAAACTTAACTAAATCTATTAAAATGAGAAAAAATCTTATAGACGATTTAGTAAAAGAGTTTCACGAAACTAATGACCTTGAAAGTGTACACCCTTATGGTAGTGGATCTGGACAAGGTTTTAATATAACGAGGAATTATAATGATAGATCTCCTAGCTATAAAGTTCATTGGTATATGCCTATAAAACAAGCAAGAGCATTAGAAACTAAATTGAGACTTACAACTATGGGTGGAGACTTTGATGTCTACAAAATGATTGAGGAGTTGACAGCAGAATTTTCTAGCTGATACAATAGTGGGCTTTGAACAAGTGCGTCCAATTTCACCACTTAAAAAACGAAACTGAAATTGCGAAACAGACTTTGCTAGTAATTCAAGCTGTTCTAAAACAAATCAAACTAGAAAATAATAGCGAGGCATTAAAATAGTTTGCATTGCTTATCTGATCAATAAGAAAGCTATATTAGAAGTTGGTAGACCTGCTTAAAAAACTACCACTTAATTTTATAATAGGAGATAGATATGAGGATTGAAGGATTTGAAACAATTAAAAAAGGAACAAAACTAATTACAAAACAATTAGGATTTCCAACAAGAGCAACAGCTATGGAAAGCATTAAGCAAGGTAGAGGTTTTAAAACAGTTTTACTTGTTCATGCTAAAGGTTCAGACATAGGTTTGTTTGATGAAACGGGTAGCATTTATGTTGACGATATAATAGAGGTAGTAGAATAATGACAGCAAAACTTATATTAGAACTACCACAAACTAATTTTAAAGCAGCACCTAGAAATCCTTTGGATATTCCAACAGGCCCATTAGATAAACCTTTGACTACGGGTTATGAAGTTTGTCAATGGTTAAAAAAGAACGCATTTCTTACAACTAGATATCGTTTTAGATACAGAGCAAGGGGTAAAGGTTGGTATGATAGTATGCCTTTAGATGCAGCAGAACGACTTGCACTTTACATTGATGAGAAAGACGACTACAATAGAAAAATGGAAGCTGAAAGAGATAGATTAGAACACATACAAAATGTGAAAGATGATTTTTATAATCTTAATAGTTCTATCAGTTCATTTGAAACAATTTATGAAGAAGAAGTTATTGTTAAAACCAAGAGATAAAATGAAAGTATTAATAGCTTGTGAATATAGTGGATCTGTTAGAGATGAGTTCTTAAAACAAGGCCATGACGCTTACAGTTGCGACATCTTACCTTGTGAAAGCACTTACAATACTGACAAGAATAGACACTTTCAACAAGATGTTTCAGAAATTATTAATCAAGATTGGGATTTAATGATAGCTCACCCACCTTGTACACATCTTGCTGTAAGTGGAGCTAGATGGTTTACTGAAGGTAAAAAGCCTTGGTCTTTACAAGAAGAGGCATTAGAGTTTGTGCAGCTTTTAATGAATGCACCTATTGAAAGGATATGTATTGAAAATCCTGTTAGTGTTATATCAACCAAGATTAGAAAACCAGAACAGATAATACAACCTTATCAATTCGGACATACTACCATGAAAACTACTTGCCTATGGTTGAAAAATCTACCACCTTTAAAGCATACAAAAATTGTTGAACCTGAAATGGTTACAATGAAGAATGGGAAGAGAATGAATAAGTTTCATTACGATACATTTAAACTTCCTAAAAAGGAAAGAGGCCATGTAAGAAGTAAAACCTTTGAAGGAATTGCGAAAGCTATGGTTAATCAATGGGGAACTTTAGATAATACTTTTAAAACAGGTTGACAAAAGTTTCTGCGTCATGCTAGGATACTAGCGACAAACACAAAAGGAGAATAATGTTAAATAATGATATAAAATTACACGATACTTTAAAAGACTTCACAGAAACTGTGGTTGAAGAGGTATCAGAAACTGTTAATGATAATGTAGATGATAAGCTGTATGATTTAGAAGCTAAAATTGATGATGTTCAAGCAGACCTAGAAGCAGAAGACGATAATTTAATGGCTAACATTGACGCTTTAGAAGTAAGACTTACTGATTTAGAACACATGTTTGAAGACTTACAAAATAAACTAGATGAGGTACTAACTGATGAGTCATGAAATTAATGATGCAATAAAAGATATAATAGGAGAAACTGTTTCAATAATATGGAAGATTGAAGGTCGCCCAGATTTAGAGGCCGACTGCTGTGATTATGTCTTTGAAAGATTTGACGAAGATAATATTAAGAATTTAGTAATAGAGTTTCTATCTTTACATTGTCAACAAGCATTATCTAATCAAGATTTAAAATTTATAGCAAAAGAAAAAGCAAAGGAGATAACATGATACAAATTATAAACGAGGAAGGCGTGGTTGTATGTGAGGGAGAGGAGTTATATACACCTGAAATGACGGAGCAGCTATTAGAATTGATTATTAATCTTGGTTATAAGGTGAAGGAGATAGAAAAAGAGGTGTCTAAATGAAAACATCAGAACAATTTGAAATAACAGAAACGAAGATGAAACTATATAACATATATTGGCATGATGATTGTGGTAATCGTGACTATGTAGCTACTACTAACAATTTAGATAAATGGTTAGAAGATAACAACAAAGATAGAGAAGAATTTGAAACTCTTGATGATTTTGAAATAGAAGAAGTTGATGCTTATATTTATGAGAAACCTGTTTATGTAATGCAATATATTGACGATGATATAGGGTTAGATTTTGAGTGCGTAACAACAGATGTTGATGCTTACTTATATGAATATAACGAGGAAAGAGGTTTTCAACCAAGAGACTTTGACGAAGATAAGGATGATACAGATGACTATGACGGAGAATTTGTAGGTAGAGATTATTTTGATATTCAAGAGGTTTATGTTCGTAGTTATGAGGAGAACAAAGATGAGAGTTAAAGAATTAAAAGAAATTATCAACGGATTAAGTGATGATTGTAGGATTGATTTTTATGTAGTCCCAAGTTATCCAGACAAGTTTGATGCAGAAGAAGATGAAAAATTCGATATACCTTTATTAGAGGGCAATCCTATTTGTACTTATATGGCAGATGATTACGATAATCCAAATATTGATATTGGTTTTAGAATTGATAGCCATAATAGATTTGGATATAAGATTAATCATAATATTAATAAAAAACAAAACTATTGGGAGAATAAATGATGAGCAAAGCAGATATTAAAATAATAAATAACAATAGACTACAAATTCTCAATGAAGAAGAAGTGGTTGTATGTGAGGGAAAATTATATACACCTGAAATGACGGAGCAGTTATTAGAATTGGTTATTAATCTTGGCTATGAGGTAAAGGAGATAGAAAAAGAGGTGTCTAAATGAAAACATCAGAACAATTTGAAATAACAGAAATGCGAACTAGAACTTTTGAATTAAATGCAAAAGATTTACCAGCATTAAATAATATGTCAGATAAAGAATGTCATATATTTATAGCCGATAATGGTAAATTAATTGAAGATATAAGAAATTGCGATTGGAAACAATATGCAAATTCTTGGGTTAATTTAACATGGTATGGAGTTGAGAAATGAAACTATTTAATATTTATTATGAAGGTAGTGAAGGCAGATACCATGTAGCAACGACCAACGATTTAAAGCAATGGCTTGTTGAACATAATTCAGAACGAGAAAAAGGAGAGCAAGAAAAGATAGAGGACTTTGTTATCGAAGAAACTACTCCTTTTATTTATAGAGGGGAGTGTCTTAAAAATGCCACACTATAATTTACTATCAACAGGCAGTATCAAGATTGATAAGAGTAATAAAATCCAGGACAAATATTTTAGTAGGATTATGTATCTTGCTCCTGATGATTTAGCAGATGGGAAAAGAACTGTATGTCCTTATTCAAAAATTGCTAAATGTAGAGAGGGTTGTTTATTTTCAGCCGGGAATGGTAATTATCCAAGTGTAGTAAAAGCCAGGATAAGAAAAACTCTACTTTTTTTAAATGATAGAGAAGAATTTTTAAATTTATTATTAAAAGATATTGATAAATTTTTAAATGAATGTGATAAATTAAATAAACTTCCGGCTCTTCGGTTAAATGGAACTTCAGATATTCAATGGGAAACAATAAAAGTTAAAGACGATAAACATATTTTTGATTTGTTTCCACAAATACAATGGTATGACTATACAAAAATACCAACAAGGAAAGTAGAACACATACTAAATTATCATTTAACTTGGAGTTATAGCGAGGCCAATGAAAAGTATGCTGCTTTGTTTAATAAAATTAAACACAATAAAGCAGTAGTATTTAAACACGCCTTACCTAAAATATTCAAAGGATTAAAAGTAATTGATGGGGACAAACACGACATGAGATTTCTTGATAGATCTAATGTAGTTGTTGGTCTGAAAGCAAAGGGCAAAGCTAGAACAGATACTTCTGGTTTTGTAATTAATAATATAATAGCGAGGGCAACATGAGAGTAGAAACAGTATTAAACATAATAAAAGCAATAGGCATTACTATACCTTCTGATATGTATAAAGATCATAAGTATTGGTCTGAAAGTAAAAAAGAGTATAGAGAATTTTTAGATATGGATATTATCCATGTCTTTAGAGTAGCAATTAAATATGGCATGTCAAGAAAACCTTATTATGAAAGTGATGGAAACATATTTACTTTAAAAGTTAAATCAAACCAGGAGAAAAAAGATGATACCAGGATTTAAAGAAATTAAAAAAGGAACAAAACTAATTACTAAAAAGCAAAAGCTCTTGCATAAAAGTTTGCAAGATGGAGTGCTTGATATAGATGCCGTAGAAAACTTCTTTGAGGAGTACGATCATCATGGCTCGATAGGTTGGTTGCAAGAAATCCTTAATGGCAATATTGATTTGGATTTAATGCGACAAGCCATCTGGTGTCATTTAGTTGGCAACAAAACCAAGTGTCAACGGCTAGTTGACGATATGTTTATTGTTAGATGGTGGGAAAAAGAGGAGAACCAAAATGAATACTAAAATAAATTTGAATAATTCAGATAAATTTGTTATACTCTTGGTATGATTATATACCAGAATAAAAAAGTAACAGCTAAAGTAAAAGCTAAACACATTATATCAAATTACTTACTGAAAATATTTGATAAACTAAAACACAACCCTGAAGAGCTAGAAGATAATTGGGAAATTATGACATCAAGAGAAGAGGAATTAGTTTTAGACCAGGTAAGTTTGTATGAAGATAGAATACTTAAATTGCTTGGAGTTAAATTAACAGATATACAAAGTGCTAACGATTATAAAAAGTCTATATTATGAAAAGGTTGGTTATAGTTATCTGGTTAGTTTTAATAATGATAGGGTTAGTTAGCTGCAAAAATATTAGTGAGCAACAAAAGGAAGAACAACCTAATGATTTACGAAAACAATTTGAAGAATGTAGAGCTAAATTTTATGTTGAATATCCAGATGAAATAATTAGAACAGATTGGCACAAATGTATGGAAAATAAACAGGAGAGTGAACATTATGACACAGCACAAGGATAAGGTTAATAAACAAAAAGAACTTTTAGAAAAAGAGAAGGCAGCTAATCGTTGGACTTCTATTGATGCGAGAATTATAGATGGTGAATGGACACAAATCACTACAAGATATGCATCTGGTAAAGAGGTTACTGAATTTAAAGATAAACGCAAGAAGGATATAATAGAAAATGGCAACTAGAAAATGGTCAACCAGGCATGAAAGAGTATCTCCGACAGGTGTTAAAGGTAAAAAGACAAGTCAAGGTAGAGGTAATGTTAGCACTTCAACCATGAACAAAAATAAAAAAGCTAACAGAAAAGTAAAATATCGAGGGCAAGGAAAATGAAATTTAAAATCATAGTAAGTTCAATATTATTAACATTAATTATTGCTTTTTTTAATGTAGTTAATATAGGAGCTAACGACATTGAAACAAACCAGGATAATATTAACAAATTAAATATATCTTTCTTATCTTTAAGTAAAGAGGTTAAAGAAATAAATAAAACAATAGAAAGATTAAATAAAATTAGAGCTGGGCAACACACTACTATTGAGCTGGTCTCTAGGAAGGTAGATAGAATTGATCAAATTAATTCAGAAATATATTCTATTTTACAAGAGCTAGACAGTATCATTAAAACACCCTCTGAAACTCCTTCAGAAACAGTAGAAGAAGAGGAAAATTTAGGAGTGAATGCAGGACTAGGAGTATTAACAGGAACACATGTACTAGGTTTAGAAAGTCCTTTGGATTTAGAAACAGAACCCGGTCTAAAAGAAATTGAAGAGCCGGTTATTGTCCCTTGTCCTAAAGCAACCAACAAATTAGATTTCAATAAGTATATTAAGAGTGTTAATATAAGAAGAAAAATGGAGTTTAATGTTTTGTATGTTGTTGCTAGTGGTAAGGCCCAAGACATAACAATCGAAGGAACATTAAATTCTAGTATGAGAAGAGCAGCATTAAGATATGTTAATGATTTAACTTTTCCATCTGGAACATATACAAACTGTGTGATACCATTTACAATTAATATTTAAAGGAGATCAAAGAAAATGAGCAGACTGATACATTTAATAAGACAATTCATGGGCAAGTGTCCAAACTGTAAAGGGTTTGGTACATTTCCAGACGGAACAACTTGTAACGCTTGTTGGGGTTCTGGAAACGATTAACAAAGGAGAGATAAAATGAATGACATTTCAGAATTAGGAGATAATTTTAGAATATTATCTAAAGATCAATACAGAATTTTTATAAAATATTTTGATAAAAACTATCGAGAACTTTATGAATTAAAAGAAACTTATGAAGTTCATAAGATTGGAGACAATTTTAAAGTAACTTTATCTGATTCAACAACATTAGATTTCGATAATATTTTGTTGGAAATAAGTTGACAAGTTCTGGCGAAGCCAGTATACTTGTTGTGCAATAATGCCAAAAACAAAGGAGTAAATATTATGGCAATACAAGAAGGAACAGCCTATTGGGCTAGTGTAACAACACCTAATACTAATTTCGAGCCTGTTTATACAGTCGATTTAGTAGTCAGTGATGATGTAGCTAATGACTTTGAAAGTCGTGGCTTTAGAGTGAAAACTTTAACAGTCCAGGATGAAGTTGTTGGTAGGGCTTTAAACATTAAAAGAAAAGTTAATGGGCCTAATGGAATGGTCAGAAAAGCACCAGCTTTAGTTGACCAGAATAAAGTGCCTTTAGATGTAGCCGTTGGTAATGGCTCACGAGTTAAAGTTCAATATAACGAGTGGGAAACATCTAATAAGTATGGAGATTTTAAAGGTTTGGATTTCCAAGCTATGCAAGTCTTAGATTTAGTATCTTATAAATCCGGAGACGGCGATGAGTTTGAAGCTGTTGAAGGTGGAGAAGAGTTTTAATGCAAATTAAAATAGAAGATAAAGTTTACGATATTAACAAAATTGAAGACGATCAGATTAAATTAGACGCTAATGTTTTAATAGCAAAAATAAATCAACATCGTTTAAATGCTGAAGGTTTTCAAATTTTAGTAAATACTTTTGAAAACTCTTTAAATGATTTATTAAAAAAAGTATTTGGCGAACAAGAATCATCAGTTAAATCCGTAGACAAATCTTCATAATGTTTGAGGATTAAGTCTCTCCTGTGGCTAGGCACTAGATTAATTTCTGGTGCCTAGTTTTTTTAAAAAATAAACTATTATGAATCAATCTAAATTTATAGCACTACATAAACCTTGTCCATCTTGTAAAAGTAGTGATGCCCTTTCAATTAACGAAGATGGATCAGCAAAATGTTTTAGTTGTGATAAGTTTTTTCCAAAATTTAAACAACCAAACTCTACAATTAACAAGAACTATACTATGCAACAAACTACACACCAATCAAATAAATTAAATGCTCATGGTGGCATCTTCGGTAAACTTATAGACAGAGATATATCTAAAGAAACTGCTCAAAAATATGGAGTTAAAGTTGTTTATGACCAGACGGGAAGAATAGCTCAACACATTTATCCTTTATATATCCAAAACGAATTAACAGCAAATAAGTTTAGATACATAAGAGATAAAAGATTTTCTTTTGATGGCTCAACAGAAGGAGTTGGATTATTTGGACAACAATTATTTAAAGAGGGTGGTAAATATTTAACCATTGTTGAGGGAGAGTGTGATGCTATGGCTGCTTATGAGTTACTAGGATCTAAATGGGCAGTAGTATCAATTATAAGAGGAGCAGCATCAGCAGTAAAAGATGTAAAAGAAAATTTAGAATATGTAGAAAGTTTTGATAATGTTGTTATCTGTTTTGACACCGACAAAGTTGGAAGAGAAGCAGCACAAAGAGTAGCAAAAATATTAAAACCTGGTAAAGCTCGGATAGTCTCTTTACCAAATGGATGTAAAGACGCTAATGAAATGCTACAAAAAAATAAGTTTTCAGAGTTTGTTAGTTCTTGGTGGGATGCAAAACTTTATACTCCAAGTGGTATCATTAGAGTATCCGAAAAACAAGACCAATTTTTAAAGAGAGATAAAAGGGAAAGCGTTCCTTATCCTTGGTCTGGATTAAATAAAAAGTTATATGGTTTAAGACAAGGAGAATTATTAACATTAACAGGTGGAACAGGTTTAGGTAAGTCTAGTATTACTAGAGAATTAGAACATTGGTTAGCGAATACAACAGAAGATAGAGTAGGAATTATTGCATTAGAGGAAGATTGGAGAAGAACTGTGGATGGTATTCTTTCTATCGAGGCTAACTCCAGGCTTTATATTGACCACATTAGAGAAGATTTTAGTCAAGATACATTAAAAGAAATGTTTAATAAAGTATTTAAAGACGATAAAGTATTTGTCCATGCTCATTTCGGAACGAATGATATAGATGATATATTCGCTAAATTAAGATATTTAATAGTAGGCTGTGATTGTAAGTGGGTTATTGTAGATCATTTACATATGTTAGTTTCAGCAACAGTAGAGGGTGATGAAAGACGGGCCATTGATTCTATAATGACTAGACTTCGCAGCATGGTAGAAGAAACAGGAGCAGGTATTATATTAGTTTCTCATTTAAGAAGGGTGATTGGGAATAAAGGACACGAGAATGGCATTGAGGTTAACCTATCTCATCTGCGTGGTTCAAATAGTATCGCACAGTTATCTGATTGTGTTATTGCCCTTGAAAGAAACCAACAAGCTGATGATGAATTAGAATCTAGGACAACAAGATTAAGAATTTTAAAGTCTAGATATACTGGAGATGTTGGGATGGCTACTACTTTAGTTTATGATAAAGAAACAGGAAGACTTTCTGAATATGAAGATACAGAATTTGCCAATGAAGATAACGATGAGATTATACCCTTTTAAATATGAATTTAATTTTTGATATTGAAACCAATGGACTCTTATTTGAGGAGTGGTTTAAAGATAAGGAGACAAAAGAACTTGTATTAACTCCACCAGCTAATACGATTTGGTGTATTGTAGCTATGGATGAGGATGAGAAAATTTATAGTTTTGAACCTGGCGAGATAGATAAGGGAATAGAATTTTTAAAATCAGCAGACAAATTAATAGGTCATAATATAATAGGATTTGACATACCAATTATTAAAAAGTTAAAGGGCGTTGATTTATATAAAAGTTGCGAGGTATTAGATACATTAGTTTTATCTAGATTATTTAATCCTAGTAGAGGTAATTCTCACAGCTTAAAAGGATGGGGAGATAAACTACATTACCCAAAACAAGAACAACCAAACTTTTCAAAATACTCAAAAGAAATGTTAAACTATTGTATTCGAGATGTTAAATTAAATAATAAAATATTATCTATTTTAAGAACAGAAAGTAAAGGCTTTTCTAAAGAAAGTATTAATATAGAACATAAAGTATCAAAGATAGTTACACAACAAGAGATTAATGGCTTTTTGTTTGATGAAAAACAAGCATCAATATTATTAAGTATCTTATCTAAACAAAAAAAGGATATAGAAAATGAAGTTCATAAAAAGTTTAAACCAAAATGGGTAGATGTAAAAGAGATTACACCTACATTAAAAAACAATGGAGAATTAAAAAAATCTGGGCTATCAGATTATGAATATGCAGAGATACAACTGACAGGAAATATGCAGCCTTTTATGAGACAAGAATTAAAAGAGTTTAATCTTGGTAGTCGTAAACAAATTGGAGAATATCTAATAGACTTTGGTTGGAAACCTAATAGGTTTACACCAACTGGACAACCAATTATAGATGAGAAAACTTTATCTAAAATTAAACACATACCAGAGGCCAACCTAATAGCAGAGTTTTT